GTTGCTCATCTGTTCAAACGTATCTTTATTAGATATTAATTTTCCACCAATAAGCGTTATAAAAGCTACTCGGTTCTTAGGATAATTAGCAAATGACACAGTTGCCGCCCCGTGCACTTGGTTACTATCATCTGTAGCAACTAACAACGTCCACGAACCCGAAGTCAAAAAACCTTGTACATGGGAAAGGTCGTAGTTGTCGCTCCACTCAGGTACCGGTTCTCCTTTTTCTAACGCCTCCTTCAAATATGTTTCTACAAAAGGCCAAGTCTGTGCTACGTAATCAATTCCAACTGGCTGAATCTTTAAATCCATTAGGCAGGCATGTATCGGTTAGCTTTAACTGCCGGAGCCTGTTTCTTTTTACCTGTCCTAGCTTTACGTACTTTATCCATCATGGCATATAACTGCTTAGCACCAGCATCGGTAGATCCATTACCCAAATGAGAAACAACATCGGCAGGAATCACAAACTCTCCATCGGCTAAACGGGCAGGTTGTTTATTAGCAATAACGCCAGGAATAGAGTCGGACATGCCATCACCAGGACCTTTAAGCATTCTGCCGCCATCTGAGTAGCCCCCTAAAGATGAAATACCACCACGAGCCATACCGTCCACTATTTGACCTTCTTTAAGGGCTTTTTGCATTGCAACAATTTTATTACCCCGCCCATAAATTTGTTGGTAGGCTTCTGGGGTTAACCCTTGTTCTCTAGCAGACTCTAAAATTCCTGCAATACCACCTTCAGCATAGCCAAGACCAAATAGACCCTTTTGCATATTGCCTTGATCCATGCCCATAGCAGAGTAATCACCACCCATTTCATCATCTACTGAACCACCAATGGCTAGGCGCATAATGCCACCCTCAGCCGCAGTTCTATAGTCTTTATACTCAGGCACATACACGCTTCCAGGGGCATAGGTAGGCTCAGACCGTCTAAATTTAGATGGGTCAAAACTACTTACATAGTCTTCTTCGCCAGGCAAACCTAAAGAATCTTTTCTCCCTAAAAGGGCGCTACCACCACCAATTGCGGCTAACGTAGGGTCAGACAAAAACCCTTTTTCCCCGGGCATGTAGCCAAAAATGTTTTTACCTGTTGCTTGAGCAACTTGTCTTTGAGTCTCTGAGTCCCCCATAATATCTGGTGTTGGGGCTTTGTTAAGAAGATCTCTAATTGAGAACGGGGTTTCTGCACTAGTTAAAGTTTGAGTTGAAAAAGGAACAGAAGAAGCCGCAGTAGTAGGAGTAGCCGCCAATCCTTGGTACATACCGGGGGTATATCCAGCAGCACTAGTACCTAACCCCGTAGCGCCAGCACCGGTACCAGCTCCAATTCCACCAAATCCCGTTCCACCACCAACAGCAGGCAAAGCGGAAGCAGTAGTAGCAGTGGGAATCGCAGAAGATATCGCAGATGTACCTAAAGTATTGCCAAGAGGTGTAAATGTTGTTGGAAGAGCCCCAGCACCAGCACTAAGACCCCCAGCGCCGCCAGTAAAACCTCCAGCAGCGCCTGTACCAGCAGCGCCTGTACCAGCCCCAAGAGTACCAAAAGAACTTGCGGCAGTAGAAGACCCAATTGCAGGGGCGGCACTAGCGGCGCTAAACCCAGCACCAAGAGCAGAACCAAAACCACCACCAGCAGCGCCTATCAGGGCACCTTTTAGAGGGTCGCCACCCGTAAGAGCAGACGTACCGCCGCCAACAGCAGCTCCAATTAACATTGCCTCGCCTACGCCTGTTCCCATAAATTATCCTTTACACCGTTACCGTTACTGTTCCTACGTTACCCGTTCCTGATACACCTTGAACATTAACTAAAATAGAGTTGGCTACTACCGTTACACTGCCAACCGTCCCAGTTCCTGAAACTCCTTGTACATAAGCAAAGTTTGGCAAGACTACTTTTAAATACTCGCCATCCCGAAAGACCGTGCCTTCTGGCAAATTGTACCCCGATGTTGCTAAATTTAATAGCCGTAGCCCATCCATCTGTAAAGGCACGTTGGAGTCTTGTTGGGTGAAATACAGCCTTAGCGCCCCAATTAATTGAGACATGTGCTGTTGGTCGTATTCGACTGGAGCCAGAGGTAAAGCTGGCGCACGAAACCGTTGCATTCCCATTATCTACGCCCATCTGGTCTACCATCCAATCTAGGACTACCTAATTGCCACTGTACGTCTAGATCGGTCGACTCAACTTCAATTGCCATCTGCCGTGCCCTAGCCCGCATAAAAATTTGTTCGGTAAAGACGTCTACGGAGGTCTCTATAACTTGTTCAGAATCTACATTAGAATAGGCATTGCCAGGGAAATTACGGGGTTTGATGTACATCGTAACTTCAGGAAGGGCAGCGGTTGAACCTGCAAAGTTAAAGTCAGGAATAATACGTTTAGTCAAAATGAACTGATCCCCGTCTACCAGATCAAAGTCTGACGAGATAATATAAGACTCCATAGCAGTCGTGTCGTCGTTAAGACCTTGTTCATGGTTATAAACAACACTGTTAGCAGTCATTGTAGTTTGGACTACAAGCTGTGAAATATTGACTGTATATGTACCTATTCCGCCTGTACCTGTGCCTAGAGCCGTTATGATGGTTCCTGTAGCCAAGCCAGTGCCCGTTATGATTGAGCCTACCTGCAGGCTACCAGTAGAAATAGCAGTCACATTTAAAGTTGTACTGTTGTTAAGAGAGCCAGTAAAAGAAGTCTGTGTTAGGGCTTGAGGGTATTCCCTTAGAGACGAGTCAGACCACGCAGTGCGATCCATCGTGCCGTAGTACCAGATCTTTTCTAAGTGGTTGTAGATGACATAGGCGTTATTAATATTGCTATTTGCTGTTGGATAGAACCACCAGACTTCATTCCAGCCCTCGTTAGTCCCTGAAATAATCTGATCGGCTTGACTGTAGTTGAGGTTCTCAAATACGTGGTTTCTTAGGGTGCAAGGCAAGGTCTCTACCCGACCGCCATAAGCATAGAACTTATCATGCCCCATCCAATAGGCTGTGTTATTAACGGTAACGACTGAGCGTGGGCTAAGGACTGATATATTGTCCGAAAGCTCTTGAAGACCAAATACGTCCGTAGTGCCTAAAAACTGTAAAGAGTTTAAGGTTCCTTCTGTATATACAAGGATTTCCTGCCGAGTTGCTACGGCACAGACTATGGCAGAACCACGGGATACCCGTAAGAAACCTGCTGAATTAGTAACTAAAGGCGTCCAGACATTAGGTTGATCTTGGGTAGCAAAACGAATCAATAAAGGATCTGCTGTTCCTCCCCCAAACGGTGTACAACCAAAGGCTAATAGATGCTTATCGTTTTGAGAGACTAAGATTTGCATTGCTACATCAGGAACGTCCGCAGGAGCAACTCCTCCAATTGTGGTGGCTGATAATAATTTAGCCCTTACCCCCGTACCACCTGAGTATTCCCAATAGTAAATTGCGCCATCACGAATATTAGCGACTAAATCGTTATCAAAGTTACTTAAAAACCAATCACGTTGCCCGCCAACAACAGGAGTTGCTGCACCTTGACCCCAGCCAACAGTGCCCCAAGTACCTGCACTCCAGCCGTACCCTAAAACACCACCATCGTTTCCTGGATTAATTTGAAAAACAGCTGTAATGGCACTTCCGCCGCCAGAGGTCGAAGTTGAAGCAACGGTTGTAGTAGTGATTGTAAAAGTATTTCCAGTTAATAAAGTAATAATAAACTCAGCATTAAACTCAGTTTGCGGGATACCTCCAATGGGTCCAGCTACTCCAGAAAAAGTAACAAAAGCCCCGTCTGCCGCTCCGTGACTTGAAATAGTAACTGTGACGGTTTTAGAGCCACTGACCGTGGTAAAGCAGTTATCAGTTGCTGCGGTAGTAAAAGTCTGTCTTATTGGGGTAATGTCGTATAAATTTTCTCCTGACTCTAGATAGAGTTTTTTACTAGTACCTAATGCTAAGTAATTATCAGAAGAAGTTGTAATCCAGTTAAAAACTTGACGGCAAACGCCCACCACAGTAAATAACCCATAGCGTAGCCAACCACCTATTTTTTGAGGATAGCCTGAGCGGAAGCGAATCTTGTCGCACTCATTCCAACCACCTTCATTGGTGTAGTTGGTTTGATCTCGGTTCAGTCCTGGTTTAAATTGTAGTTTCTGTAATGGCATGCGGGTTTACCCTAGGATAAGAACAACGCTCGTTCATCGTTTCTACGAGTAACTAAGCCTTTTAGTACTTTACCCCCAGCCAGCGTATATTTCAAGAACTCTTCTGCCGCCCCTTCCATTTCACCCCGAAGAACCTTTTGACGGAGGGTGCTGCGCTGTAATGCTCCCAGACCAATATTGAAGCTAAAAGATACAAGAGCATCGAACTGACCTTGAGTGAGCTTAACGGGACAGTAGCGTTCAACACCTCGCTCAAAGCGATTAAGATCGTCTCTAAGAATTCC